CAAAAGCAGAAGCAAAGGTGTATGAAACCGAAGCAACATCACAAATGCTTAATGAGAAAAAACTAACAGATCAAATGGGTGATAGTTGGAAGGATGAAGCCTGGTCATTATGGTTTTTAGGGGTTCTAACGGCCTGCTTCCTGCCTTGGACCCAGGAGTATGTCAAGGAGGGGTTTATATTTTTAGATGAACATACTCCAACATGGTTTCATAATATGCTGTATATTGTAATAGGAAGTTCATTTGGATATAGGTTTGGAAAACAAGGGTTACAAATTTTAAATCGAAAGAAATAATATGGATGGCATCGCACTTGCGGAACGCTTATTAAAGAACATTCGTGAAAAACGTGAAGATTACAAACAAATGTTAGCGGATGGTAAAGCAGAAAAGATAGAAGATTATCGGTTTTTAGTAGGTCAAATACGAGGACTGACTTACTGCGAAGAAGAAATAAGAACCTCGATGAAAGGAATTGAAGATGACTAAACAACTATTTGTGCCTGAAAGAATAAAAAAAGGGTTTGAACAAAAAGTAAATGACAAAGAAAATAATCCTAATTCAGAAAATCCAGAAAAATTAGAACCATCTGCATTGGAAAGATTACCCAACCCTGTAGGATATAGACTGCTAGTTATTCCATATTACATGAAAGAAAAAACAAAAGCAGGAATTTATATACCAGACGCTACAAGAGATAGGGAAAGTTTTGCAACTGTAGCCGCTTATGTGATAAAAGTAGGACCAGATGCTTATAAAGACGAACAAAAGTTCCCAACAGGTGCTTGGTGTAGTGTAAAATCATGGGTGCTAATGGGTAGATATGCTGGAAATAGATTTAAAGTAGATGGTCTTGAGGTAAGACTTATAAATGATGATAATATTATTGCAACAATACTTGACCCAGCAGACATTTCTTATGTATAAGGTAATTAGGAGATATTTATGGATAATACAAATAACGAAGAAACAGTAACAGTAGAAGTTGAAGATAATGTCCAGAATGCGGAAATAACTTCACCTATTCAAGTTGATTTAGAAACCCGAACAAATGTTCAAGAAAAAGAACCTGAGCAACAAGCTGCTGTTAAAGAAGATGAACATGAGGAATATACAGAAAAAGTTCAAAAAAGAATTAATCAACTAACTGCAAAAAGAAAGCAAGCGATAGAAGAAGCACAAGCGGCATATTCTTATGCACAAGAAATGCAAAAAGAAAATGAAGCAATGAAAAACAGACTTGCTAATTTAGATAAAGGTTATGTTGCTGAATTTGGCAATCGAGTTGAATCACAGTCTAATCAAGCAAAAGAAATATTGAAAAAAGCGATAGAGGACAATGATCCTGAAAAGATTGCACAGGCTCAAGAAATTATTGCAGAGTTGGCATTTGATAAAAAAAGAGTTCAAATGCAACAACAAAAACAAATTCAAGAAGAAGAGTTGCAAAAACAACAAGCACAGCAACCAAAACAAGAAATACAAAAACCAGCATCAAAATTAGAATTGGACCCGAAGTTACAAAATTGGATGTCTGAGAATGAATGGTTTACAAAAGATAAAATTATGACAGGTTATGTAAGAGGATTGCATGAAAAGTTAGTGTTAGAAGATGGGTTTGACCCAACTTCTGATGAATATTATAAGGAAATAGATTCAACTATGCGAAAAATATTTCCAGAAAAATTTCAACCGCAACGGAATAACGCTCAATCCGTTGCACCTGCGTCATCTGGGCGGTCAATTAAATCTGGGCGGAAAAAAACTGTGGAGTTAAATCCAGGTCAAGTTGCTTTTGCAAACAAAATGAAAATACCTATAGATAGGTATGCGGCAGAGGTTGCTAAAATAGAAGCAAGGAGAGCACAAAATGGTCGATAGAACAAATAGGGAGTCGCAAACCCGTGAAAAAAAAGCGAGAATAGAAAGCTGGAAACCACCAAGTGCACTAGATGCTCCTGAACCTCCTGTTGGTTATGTTCATAGATGGATTAGAGAATCTGTCATGGATTTTGATGATAAAAACAATATTCACAAAAGGAGAAGAGAAGGTTGGGAATTAGTTCGTAAAGAAGAATATCCAGACTTTGATGCTCCTACAATAGATGAAGGTAAAAACGCTGGCGTAATTGGCGTGGGTGGATTGCTCTTGGCAAGAATACCCGAAGAGATTGTGGCTCAAAGAAAACAATATTATGAGAACGTCACTGCAAATCAAATGGAGGCAGTTGATAGTGATTGGATGCGAGACTCTAATCCTAATATGCCAAAATTGAAGCCACAGCGACAAAGCAATGTAACTTTTGGCAATAAAAAGCCAAATTAACTATGAGGAGTAAATAAAGATGGCAAATAAAGATGCTTCTTTTGGTCTACGCCCTGTGCGTATGATGGGTGGTTCACCCTACTCAGGCGGTCAAAGCCGATATAGAATTGCAGCAAATTACGGAACAGCGATCCATCAAGGTGATATGGTTATGCAAGTTACTGGAGGCACTGTAGAAATACATGCTGATGGTGGCACAGTTCCTATTGTTGGAGTTTTTAACGGATGTCAATTTACCGACCCGACAACAGGTGAACAAGTTTTTAAAAACCATTACCCAGCGTCAACTAATGCAAGTGATATTATCGCTTTTATTATTGATGACCCGAATGTGGTTTTTGAAGTTCAAGCAAATGCAGCATTTCCAATCGCTGACTTGTTTGGAAATTTTGACATAATCTACACAAACTCAAGTAGCACTTTATCAGGTGTCTCTGGAGCAGAATTAGATGTGTCCACAGGTGCAACTACAGCAGGTTTACCTTTGAAGGCGATTGATATAAGTCAAGACCCCGATAATTCTGATGTTTCAACAGCAAACACGAATGTTTTAGTTGTGATTCAAAATCATATCATGGGCCAAAAAGGTGCAGGATTAGCGTAGGGAGAGTAATATATGGCAATTTCAAGAGCACAACTCGCCAAAGAATTAGAGCCAGGATTAAACGCTCTCTTTGGTATGGAATATGATCGCTATGAAAATGAACATGCAGAAATTTATGATACAGAAACTTCAGACAGAGCGTTTGAAGAAGAAGTAATGCTTGTTGGTTTTGGTAACGCTCAAACAAAATCAGAAGGTCAATCTGTTCAATTTGACAATGCAACCGAACACTATACATCAAGGTATACGCATGAAACAGTTACACTTGCGTTTGCTTTGACAGAGGAAGCAATGGAAGATAACTTGTATGACAGATTAGGTGCTAGATATACAAAGGCTTTAGCACGTTCTATGGCACATACAAAACAGGTGAAAGCAGCAGCGACATTAAATAATGCGTTTGACTCAAGTTTTACTGGTGGAGATGGTAAGGAGCTTTGTGCAACTGACCACCCTCTACAAAATGGTGGAACTTTTGCAAATGAATTATCCACTGCTGCAGACTTAAATGAAACTTCATTGGAAAATTCTTTAATTGATATTTCCACATTAACAGATGATAGAGGTATGATTATTGCTTTAAGAGGCACTAAGTTAATTGTTCCTCCACAGTTACAGTTCGTAGCAGATAGATTATTAGAATCTACTCTAAGACCTGGTTCATCTGACAATGATGTAAATGCAATTAAAAACATGGGTATGTTGCCAGAGGGTTATACAATTAATCATTTCTTGACAGATACCGATGCGTTTTTCATTAAAACAGATGCTCCAAATGGTTTCAAACACTTTGAAAGACTACCTTTAGCAACAAACATGGAAGCTGATTTCGATACAGGTAACATGCGATATAAGGCTAGAGAGCGTTATTCGTTTGGGTTTTCTGACCCAAGATGTGTGTTTGGTTCCCCAGGTGCATAAAAAAAGAACATTTGTTCGTAAAGGGTGTCTTTCCAGACACCCTTTTTTTTGTTATAGTAAATTTACCTTGACGAAGAATTAACTTCGACAGTAGCCAAGACAAGGAGATAAACATGGCTAATTCAACATTTAAAGGTCCAGTAAGGGCAGAAGATGGTTTTAAACAAATCACTAAAAATGCGACTACTGGAGCAATCACGGAAAATTTTTCTGTAAGTTCAACAGGTCAAGTTACAGCAGCAACTTCGACTACAATCTTTCAATACAACTATATTACCTGTCCACCGCCTGTTACATCTATGATGGCGAATAGTGCTGTGGGTGTTTTAGCAGATGGTGATAAGTTTGGAATGATGTTTTTTGGTCCAAATGGTGAAGTATATCCAGCAGCTTGTGTTGCTGTGGGAGCATTTGCAGCAACAGGAACAGCACCAATGTTAGATGGTACAGTGCCTGCGACAGATACAGCAACTACACATGCTGGTTTAAATCTTGCGATGGATGGTGAAACAACAGATAATGTTGGTTTGCAAATGATTCCAGGTGGTAATGCACAAGGAACAGGACCGCATACTTTTACAGTAGGCACACATTCTGGTTCTATTGATGCAACTTTTCAAGCAGCAGACTATACAGACTTTGATTGTATTGTAATTGGGTTTAGAAAAACCGAAGAATTTCAAACAGGTTTAAACGCAGCAATTGCAGCAGCAAGTGCAGGTGATTTAGTTTATACAGACATTGTAGCATTTGGTGCTCAAGGTGATACCAACATTGAAATTCAAACAGACTTAAACAATTCAGGTACATCTACTTCAACAGATTGTGGAGCATCTGTTCCAGTTGATACACAAAATTTAAGACTAAAAGTAAATCTATCATCTGCAGGTGTTGTTACTTATGAAATAGTTGTCAACGAAATAGCAGGAGCAGGAACATTAGCTGCACCAGCAACAACGGCAGCATTTACGTTTGACGATGGTGATGTTCTTGTACCTTATATTGCAATTTTGAAGAATGGAACAGCAACAGATGAAATTTTTCTAAAAGATATTACTGTTAGTAGAACTCCAGGCACTTCTTACGAAAGATTGTAATTTATAACAAGGGGAGGAAACTCCCCTTTTAAGAGAAGGAGATAAAATATGGCTGGTTCTGACGTTAAAG